ATTAAATGCAATTGGCTTAGAGCATAAATGTATCGACTATAAATCTGGCGTTTATGTTGTTGAACCAATCAAGGAGGTTGCATGAATCTAAGAAATAAACCTACATGGGAGCTTAGAGCAATTATAAAAGCTCTGAGTGTTATTCCTTTTTTAAATACTGATGAAGACAATGAGAGATTAGAACAAGCTCAAATTGTTTTATATGAAAGAAGACTTAAAAACTCACAACCAATTAAAATGGAGGTTAAATGAAAAATAGCTGGTGGAAATTAACTATTGAAGATTATCCAAATTATAAACCAAATGACATTGATCTTGAGCATATCGCAGAGTGCGTAAAACAAGGTTATCACAATGGACAATTAATACAAGAAGATGAAGAAAGTGAGGAAAATAATGAAAGCTAGAGACTATCCAGGTTTTTATAAGCTACTGACAAAAGCTTTAAAACGAAAGTTTTATCCGTTTATGGATTTTGGAGACTGTATAGAGCGCAAAAATTCTCTTAATGTTTACCAATTCCCAATTAAAAATTATTACAACAAAAAAAGAGAGGGTCAATGAAGCTAGAAGATCAACATTGTCAAATTATATTAAAACATGAAAATGATGAAGTTAATAATTTGCTTATGAATTTTGATATAATTTTAAGAACTGACGATAAAAGAAAAAAATATATTTCATTTGATATATATGATTATAAAAACAAGGATTATATTTTTTCACACACATTAAAAAATAAAGAGGTTAAAAAATGACTAAAAGATCATTAAACAAGCTACATCAACAAAGCTACAGAACATTATATAAATTTGTGAATATTTTTCATCATGAAAACAAAAAGACAAATTGTGCGACTGTTTTTTATTACTTGATGTATAATTTGTTAAATCTTATTTTTCATCATGCACCAAACGAAAAAGAAATCAAAAAGCTAATCAAAATGGCTTTTGATGAAGCTAAAAGAAATCACAAAAAAAATTAATATAAAAAGCCCCCAATAATGAAGAAAAAAAAACGTAACTAAGAGAGGTTGGGGGCTATTAATATTTACATTAACTATATAAAGGTTATAGCTAACACAATTATACTAGATGTAGTATGTTATTTTGGCAACATTGTCAAAAATTATTTTAATAAATTCTTAAAATTATTTTTTTTGTTAGCATAGACACATAAATCCAATAAAGCTTCGTTATATAATTTTCTAAGCGTTTCATGGCTTTTATCTAAATATAGGCGTTTTAAGGCTCTAAAAGACTTAGGATGAGGATAATTCTTAAATTTGATCAATTCCCTTTGTTCGCTTTCACCTTTAGCAACCAAATTTATTGTAAATTGCCATATACTCATTTGTCTAGCTGTTGGGATAATTTTCATTTTTGCGCCAACGTCCTTGTATTTGGGGTCTGGCAATACGTCCAAGAGCTGAAAATTAGTCGGACATAAAGGCTTTTTTGGGTTTGGCAGCTTACTATCCACAAAACTAGCTATTTGTAATAGCTTATCCAGGTGGGAGGGGGTTAAAGGATATTCTATATCAATCATTATCCGCCTTTGATATTTCTTTTAAATATTCAATAAATCTGTCGTTGCTTAATGATTTCTTTTTATTTTGTAGTTCTTTATGCTGTGCATGGGTGGTGGGGTTATTGATATTCCTGGTTATTGCTCTTTGATAATTAAAATTAGTTTTTTTCCTAATATTACTAAGAGTCTTTTCTATAAATTTCTTTTTGTCCATATATATATATTTTCTATTAATTATTTTCTATTTAAGACCTACAAAAATTGACACCTCCGACCTAAAAAAATTAACCCCTCCCCTGTTTAGTTATGTCAACGACCTTACCTTGCTTAATATTTTCAATAACTTTCTTTTCATGAATTTTAGCTTTTGTTTTTTCGGATATAATTTTACGCTTACCCCTATTCATTCGGATAATCTCTTGCATTTCATTTCGGTCAAAAGTGTATTTGTTGGGCGCATTCCTTTTAGGTTGCTGTCTAGCAATGAGTCCAAAAAGTGTCAGATTGTCAACATACTTTCTTAGTGTAGCCTCAGACCTTATCCCTGTTCTTTTCATAAGGTATTTGTTAGATACATTGATGCCGCTTTTACAATTTTTAAAACGTCTTAATAAAATATAAATTAATTTTTCATGGCTATTCAAATTAAGATTGTCCAATAGCTCAATGTCCACTTTTTCAAAAGTCCAGGTCATACTTCATTACCCCATACGTCCCAACCCTCTACTTTTTGTCTAGCAAACAATTCTATTCTAGGTAAATCTCCACACAATTCTACAATTCTTGATCTTGCTGTATCAGGTTTTCTACTATGTTCTCTTAAAGGCTCATAGATTACTTGATGAACTGATTTTGAAACTCTTTTTGGTTTTCCTTTAGTAGCAAGTAAGCAAATTTCATTATTTGCTCTTGTCCAATATCCTAAACCCCAAAATAAACTATCTGATTTTTTATTTTTTTTAATCCAACTGAAAGCACAAGTTTTATATTCAAATCCCCACTTTTCTATTGTTTTTATACAATCTAATAATTTAGGGTAAGTGACCCATAAAAATAAAACACAATTATCATCTGCAATTTCATTTACAGGTAAATCCCATATTTCTTGCATAGACATAGTTTTATATTTTGAAGTGACATTTCTATTTCCACCCTCTCCCCATGTTTGATAATGCCATGCTGGGTCTGAGTAAATAATATTATATTTTTTTTTTGGAAAAGGGATCAATTCCAACCTCCATCTTTAAGCAAGAAAATTGGTGTTAGCTGTTCAATTGGTATTGAATGGCATTTGGGTCTTTTCAAATTAAAGTCAGTAAGATATTCTGTTGTGCCTAAAATTGCAGATGAATTTATAAATCCCTTAATAATAAATTTAGGTGCATGATCTTCAACATAAATATAAATTTCTTTTGGCTTGGCAGAGGTACGAATAATTAACGAATTACGATTGTTTCTTTTTGGTGTTTGCGACCTTACCTGGATTTTTAGATCCTTAAACATAATATCTGGTGCAGACCCAACATTGCAAGTAAAGGTAAAAGGTATATTTAAAAATTTACAAACCGCCATTTCCGCCATAGAGCCAGATATGCTTTTTGCAAACTTATCATTTAAAGAAGTTTTTAATCCATGCCCCCACTCTTGCCCCAACTTTATAGATTCTAAGCATCTTAAAATTCCAAGATGAGCTGCGGATTGCATTTCATATAAAGACAAACCTACTTCTTTCATAAAATATAATTTCCTTTGTGATCTAAGCAATAATGAGCAAAAACAACTTTGTTTTTATAAATGAACACACCCCAAACTCTTTGACCTGGTGTTTCAACCCAAGTTACATTTTCAAAAAAAACTTGATCGCAATAATAATTTTCTACTGTATTTGGTTTTTCTACTTCAAGCTTTATAGTTTCATAATCTGTTGCAGAGCCAACCAAAAATAAAATTAAAAAAATTGTTTTCACTAAGTTTCATTTTTTTTGCTACATTGTTTGATGAAGTTTAATAATTTTGGATTTTGTAAAAAAATATTTGAAAATTCCTCAATAAGAATCGCAAATGATTCCTCTGATTTTGGCTTTATTTTTGCCTTATCAATTATGAAATGTCCTAATTCATGAAATAATATTGATAAATAATTTTTAGGACTTAAATTTTTTTGAATAAAAATTGTTGATTTATCTGATAAATACAACCCAAAAGCGTTCTCTGATTTGGCTTGTTTTATGGTCATTTTCTTAATTTTGACCCTGTAATTCTTGTATTTTATGAAGTTTAGCATCCATACAACTTAACTTCATTAATACTCATTTTAATTATGTTGACAAGGAATAATTCTTAGTTTATGTAAACATGAACGTAACAAAATATCAATAGTAAAAAACTTTATTAGAGGTAAAATGAATACGACTAACTTAAAAAAAATGCCTAGCTTTAACAAAAAATTATTAGACGAATTGAAACAAAAACATAATGTTACAATGGATCAAATAATAAAACAAATTAAGCCAAAAAAAGAATTTTCTAATTGGAAAGTTAAAATTTCAAGATTAATTAATAAAAAAGAGTCAGACCCAAGCCATTTTGGATTTTTAGAATTATCAGAAAATTTAGCTGATTATTTTAATCTTACCAGTGATGATTCAGAAAAATTGTCACCAACAGCTTTTATAGATAAAGATTATTGGATAAATTGTATAGGTGAATGTGTTGATACAGGTGAAATAATAGTTTGGAAAACAAAATGGAAAGTGAAAGTTCCTAAATATTTGTCTCATTTAGAAGCTTATTACGTCAGGCAAGGAGCAAGGAGAGGCAAAATAAGATTAGCTCCAAAATTATCTTTAACAGATTTTAAAGCGGACTATAGTTTTTCGATTATAAAACAAAAAAGAACTAATAAATTGTTTTATGGTTACTTAAAACCTTTATCTAATGGTAAAGTAAATGTTTGTGACTTTTCAGCAATAAAAGATAAATTAGAAGTTCTATATCCAAACATGGAATATCACTCAAAATCACCAATCATACATACTTTTCAACCTAGAGAACAAGATTGGAAGCTAGATAAGTAATTAACATCTATCTTAACTTTGTTGACATCAAGATTAATTTATAATAATGATTTGTTGAATGACAAATCAATTAAAAATAATTGGTGAACCATACAAAAAGTTTGGCTTAAAGCACACATCAAAGTCAACCGCTACCCTACCACACACAATAAGATTTTTTAAAAAGCATTGCTTAAATCCAAATGAAGCTAACAAACTTTCAAATGCCTCTTTGCATGGCGGAACTGTAATTCATTTAATAGTCCAAGAATGCTTAACAAAGAAAGTTGATGTCGATGCAGCTTTTAATAAAAAAGAAATTCAAGATAAAATAAATTATTACACACCTTACAATGATAAGGACAAAAAAAAATATGAGATGATTATTAAGTTTGCTAAAGAAACAGCAAACAATCATTTAGAAAATATTAAAGAATTAGATGATCAAGAATGGCAAGATGAATTAGAATATACAGTTTGGACTCCGCCAGTACAAACCTATTGGCTTTGCTTTATTGATCTTATTGGCAAAACAGATTTTGGTGATCTTAAAAATAAATTTGGTCAAGTAAGAGAAACAAAAAAAGGTTTAAGTTATACAAGCGTTAAAATGCCTGACAGACCTTTTTATTCTGATTTAATGCAGATTGCTTTATATAAAAAATGCTGTCCACTAAAACCATTTTTATCTTATGCAAGTCACACAGATAGAAAATTATTTACAGAAAAAAATTGTGAAGATTTAAAACAAAAAAATTTAGACAAATGTTTAAAACAATTAATGGTTTATGAGATAGCTTGGCAAAAGAAGTTAGAATGTGCTGATGGAGATATAAATAAATTAGCTTGGTTATGTCCGCCAGATTTCTCAGATATAAAAAAAGATTCGTTTTGGTATCAAGGCGTTCCACAAGAATACATAGAAAGGTATTTAAATTATTATGAGCTATGATCCTGTTAGGTTTGTCCAGGAGCAAAACAAAGGGAGAGCATTTGAAGAAAAAATGAAAGATACAAAAAAAAAATTAAAGAACATCGAACAAAAAAAAGAAAGAATAATAAATAAATTAACTGAGGATATAAACAAAGACCTTAGCAAATTAAGAGAGGACGGAATATGAAAGAGCCTGTTTTATCAAAAGCAATACAGGAATTTAGAAATCAAATAGATAAAGACGATTACGCTAACTTAGGCGCAAAAGGTAAATATCTAACTGTACCTTACAGATTAAAATTTATAAGAGATCATTTTGGAGAAAGAATATCTATACAAACTGAAAGTAATGAATGCTCAGATGGTATGTTTAGATTTAAAGCTAAAATTTATCTTGATGATCAACTTATTTCTGTTGGAGAATCTAAGCAAAACGTCAAGAAAGACAAGGAATTTGAGAAACAACAATCGGTAAGTATTGGTAGAGGACTTAGTATTGCAGGGTTTTTTGGTGATGAAATAGCTACAGCAGAGGAAATGGAACAATTTCTAAAAACAGAAAAACAACCAGTTAAACAAGAGCCACAAAAACCGACAACAAATTTAGAGGAGCAAGTTGAAAATTTTATAGGACATATTCAGATTGCTGCCAAAAATTGTACTTCTCAAAATGCTTATGAAAAAAATATGCAAACAATCAGAGAAGAATATCAAACAGAATTACATCAAATATCCCAAGATTTAGTATTACAACAAAGAATAGATGATGCTGAAACTTTGGCTAAACAAGAAATAAATAATAGGAGAAAATAAATGAGTGATTTTAACAATACGATTGCATTTTGGAAAAGAGCGCCAAGAGACAATGATGAGCCTGGAAAAAAATATCCAAACTATACTGGCAAAATGACAGTAGATGGTAAGCAAAAAGATGTATCTCTTTGGCTTAACATGAGAAAGCCAGATGAAAGAAAAGAGGGTGAACCAGATATGAATGGCAAAATTCAAGAGCCTTATAAAAAGGAACAATAATGACGGAAAGTGTAAATCCAAATTATTATAAAAATAAACAGATTGAAACTTATGAGGCGATTGTATCTCAGCTTTCGCCTCTTGAAAGAATTGGCTATTTAAGATCCCAAGTCATGAAATATACCATGAGATTTGGTGAGAAACATGGTGAAACTATAAATGCTTCATTGATGGATTCATCAAAGGCTCATTGGTATTTAGAAAAACTTATAGCTTATCTCAATGATCTCAAGCTTGAGGGTCATGACATAGAGGCAACAACAAACATAGCTGAATTATTTAAGGACAAGAAAAATGAAGAATGGAAACGGAAATAAGATTTATTTCTCTGAAATAAAATACAAAGTCTTAAAATTTATAAAAGACTTTATTGAAGAATACGATTACAGCCCAACTTATTTGGAAGTTGGTAAGCATTTTAATTTTAGCAGAAGTAGAGCCGCAATAATTTGTAAAGATCTTTATAAGATGGGATTGATCAACAAAGGTGAATCTAATCACAGAAAAATAAGAATGACACAGATGCAATTAAATTCTGTGAATAGTTTAAAATTTAACAGGGAGTTTCAAGCTCATGGCTAAAGTTAAGAAAGAAAGTTTTTTTGAGGTAAGCTGCAAAGCTCAAGAAGAATTTGATAGTGTGGAGTTGGCCGCACAATCAAACAGACCTAGTGAGAATGCTATGGTCGAAATTTTAGATGTTAATGTAACTAACACTAAAATTAAATTAATGGAGGACAACAAGGAGAATGCCGTTAAGTAAAAGCAATAGTCTAATGAGAAGATATGCTAAACTAGATAAGTACCACCATGAAATCATGAAACCATCGAAAGGTAAGAAGCCTAGACAATGTGTTGATTCAAGTGTTGCTTTCAAAAAGTATGTCAAAACTTTCAGACAAATTTGTTTAGTAGAAAATGCCGATGCAAAATTTATGTTTGCTAAAAGGTAAGTAATTTTAAAAAATCTACAAAAAGTCTTAGGCTACTTGTCTGTTAAATTTAAGGAGAAAAAAATATGTCTTATGACAAGATAAAGATAGATCAAAACGTACCCTTGCCACCTAGAAATACTGGCAAAAAATTAAATCAAGAACTTTTAGATATTGTTTCAAAGATACCTGTTCATGGATCAATAGCTTTTGATGACATGAAAGAGATGGAACGATTTAGGAATTACATTTGCAAAGTCTTTGGCAAAGGATCAGCCACCGCTAGAACTGTGCCTCACAATGGCGGAGTTCAGTATAGGCTTTGGAGAATGAGATAGAATTATTTGGTTAAGCAGATCACCAAGTAATCATTCGCTCCTTATGAATGCTTTTAAGTATCTGTTTTGTTTGATGTAATAAGGGGGCGTTTTTTTTAGGATTCCGCCCCCTTGTCTAATTCCAGGTTATTGTTTCCTTAAATTCTTTATTAGATGATCCGTTCTTAAACGGAGCTATATAAGTTCTATTTACAAAATTTATATCCTTATCACCAATATAATGAGCTAAATCTAAAGCATTCTTGAATTTACCTTTAGCTGCAAAATAAGTAGTCCTATAATGCCTAAAAGCATACGATTTTCTTTGAATTGGAAAATCTTGATACTCTGGCTGCATTTTCTTAAAAGCTTTGTTTATGGCTCTTATAATACGTTCTACGCATATATATTTAGCTTTGGTATTAATAAATAGCTTGTTTTGTAGGACAGGCAAAGAATTGACATAATCTGTAATATGATCTTTCAAAGATGCTGATATATCAACTATTCTTTCACCTTGCTCAGTTTTAGTCTCCCCTACTTTTTTGTGTCTTTTGACGGCTTTGTCTATATTGATTTGTAAGCTATTAGACTTCATAAACAATAAATCAGATCTTTCTAAGGCTCTGACCTCACTTGGTCTAGCGGCAGTTTCTAATAATATCATACAAATAAGCTTAATCATTGGATTGTCTATGTTGTAGATAAGCTGTTGCATGACCTCAAAATTCCAGAAATCTAGGTCAATCTTTTTACGCTTTTTGTTAGCTGTAAATATATCTGTAAGATAATTTATATCTTTAGTTACATTGTAGTCTAATCTACCTTTATCTGCGGAGTAAGAAACAATATTTTTAAAATGATTGAATATCTTAGTTATTGTTTTTCC